AAAGGAGGTACAGCTGATGAAGTCGAGGCTAAACAAAAAGCCTAAACACAAAGAACTAGAAGTCGAAATCAAGATCCTTTGGTTTAAGCTTAGGGTTCACTACTCAATAGAGTGGTGACAATACCAAGAGGGCTAAGTAGCCCTCTCCCCTAACGGGGTAAGTTTAGTTTAGCACATTGGCTGTATCTCCGCAAGAATGAAAGGAGAGGTTATGAGTGAACGAAATGAAAAATTTATCGGAGTGCTAAAAGATATGCACATGCAAATTTTGCGAGATTTCGTAAACGCAGAAGACCCCTTAACAAGGTGCGAACTTGCTAAAGGGTTCCTCGAAATTGGCGACTACTTATCGAAACAATGATTCGCCACGGTCATAAGCTTCGGCTATAACTTTACCATTATTGATTTGTTCTTGCTTTTCGGCTTCAACGAAAGGTAAATTATGTTGCTTAATAGCTTCTACAGAATCTTCATAAAGTTTGATTTTATCTTCGATAGACAAAGTAGGACTAGAAGAAGCGACAATAGCGAGAGCTAAGTCTTTTGAGTTAGAAATTTTCATTAGCTTATCCTCCTTTCCGTTAGGATAAGTTGATTATAACATTTTTAGGAGGCACAAAATGAATTGGAAAAAGCTAATGCTTGGCGACTTAGAACACACGTTTACCAGTCGTGACAGCAAGGAAAAAACAAGCATTGAATTTGAAGGTGGCTTATTGCCAGCGCTATTGGTGTTAGGTGGTATCGCTTGGATGATTGCTTGGTTTGTTACAAAATAAAAACTCCCATGAGGGAGTAGGAGGTGAAAAAATAATAGTCTTTCAAATATTATTTGTATTAGTTTGCGGAACTCTATTAATGTCAATACATTCTCTCGTACTTGTTTTTGTATTCAATTTATTTTCGTTGCTTGAAAACAAGCTTAAAGATAGGTATTACAAGGGCGATAAAAGCAATGGTGGAGGTGATGAAAGTAAACACTAATTCATTGGCAGTCAGAGAAAGAGTGATTACAGTGGCAAATGAAACATACAGAGCATTACTTATTTCTACTAATTTAGCATATTTCTTTTTTATTTCAGCATTTAATGAATAATAAATATAATCCAGTGTTAGAAGAGGTAAAACAAATATTAAATCAATGATTATAAATTGAGTGAGGAATTTAACCCAATTAAATTTACTGGATATAATGAAATAGCTATCTGTGACCCAGTCGAAATCTACTAGAAGTACTAGTTTTGTCATCCAAAAGAGAGATACTCCAACAATGATGACTATTGTCATCAACTGAATTATATTTAATATTTTGAATAAATCCTTGTACATTTTTTACCTCACATTTTTATTTAAATTATACCACATAGAAAGGGGGTGGGGGAATGACGAAAATGACGTTGAAAATGCTTAGGGTTTCGAAGAATTGGAACCAAAAAACAGCAGCTAAAAAACTAAAAATTTCAGTTTCGAAATTAAGCAATTGGGAAAATGCAAAAACATTTCCAGATGCTATTGAAATAAATAAAATAGAGAAACTATACGATGTCAACTACTCTGATATTATTTTTTTACCAACAAAACACGGTTTAACCGTGTAAATCAATAGGCAACACAACACTAGAAAGGACAGTATGCAAGAGATTTTTAACTTTAAAGGACGAGAAGTCCGAACAGTAACGATTAATGGTGAACCTTACTTTGTGGGTAAGGATGTAGCAGATATCTTAGGGTATCAAAATGGTAGTCGAGATATTAATCGGCATGTTGAAGAAGAAGATAAGCTGAAGTACCGTTTCGGTACCTCAGGTCAAGATAGAGAAATGACAATCATCAACGAATCTGGTCTCTACTCATTAATCTTGTCAAGCAAACTTCCACAAGCGAAAGAATTCAAACGCTGGGTCACAAGCGAAGTGCTACCAGCTATCCGCAAGCATGGTGCTTACGTCACAGACTATAAAGCAGTGGACTTATTGACGAATCCTAATGCGTTAGGGAACTTTTTACAAGGTCTAACGGAGCAGGTTAAACGTTTAGAAACGAAGATTGAAAAAGATAAGCCTAAGGTACTATTTGCAGACGCTGTGAGTGCTAGCAAATCATCTTGTCTGATTGGTGAGTTAGCTAAAATCCTGAAACAGAATGGGATCAATATTGGTCAGAATAAGCTCTTTCAGTGGTTACGAGCCAACGGCTATTTAATTAGCAGACGCGGTGAGTCTTGGAATCAGCCAACGCAAAAAAGTATGCAACTTGGATTGTTTGAACTCAAAAAAACAGCTATCAATCACTCTGACGGTCACACCACAACAAATGTAACCCCAAAAGTTACTGGTAAGGGGCAACAATACTTTATTAATAAGTTCCTTAATCAGGAATATCTACCAGTTTAAAAAGGAGATGGCATGAACGAAACACAAAACAAATTTTTAAATTTAATGCAAACAGTATTAGACGAAATTAAAATCTCTGAAGACGACTACAGCGCACATATGCTAAACACTTGCTTAAGTCATCTAACAGAGGCAAATAAAGATTACTTAGATGTTTTACATCACAATTCAGATAAAAATCGTTTGTAATAATCTTTATATTTTGTGATTTGAGTAAAGCTTACATGATGATATTTTTCTTGAGAAAATTCAGCAGTCATCATAGCAATAGCCAAATCGTGAGCAATTTGTTCTTTTGAAATCATAACCTTCCCTCCTTCCTAATAGGATAACTAAATTATACAACAGAAAGGAACCCCATGAGACCAAAACGATATCCGTATACACAAAAAAGACCCTTTCCGAGTCAAGAAAGAGTCGCAAGTTATAGATTGGCTATTGAAGAGTTAAATTCTTTAGCACCAACAGCATCCGAAACACTAAAGAAAAAAATAGAAGAAGCTAAAAAATATCATTTGAGTTTTCTGAAGCCTTTTGATCTTGATTTTCTTCTAAACGAGCAAGAATCTCAGCTTCATGTTGAATAAGAATTTTTTGAATATGTTCCTGGACTTCACGAACTCTAACTGGTTCGAACTTACTTCTATCACGAACCAATTCAATAATTTCGTCGATTTCTCTTTGAATATAACGACCAGGAATATATTTATCAACCATGTAATTTATCCTCCTTTCTAGCATATTTGACTAACGACTTCATAAGGAATAGATGGTTTGTCATAAATCAATTATAGCAGAAAGAGGGGGCATAGAAGAATTTATATACAACAAAAAAGTCCGACGGGAATCGGACTCAAAACTAGATTAATTTACTTAATTATACCACAAGGAGATCGCTATGGACAATATCTTAATGAGTTTGTCCGACTGGATAAAAGAAATTATCGAAAAAACAGTTGATAGGTTAGTCCAAATGAAATTAGACGAACTCAACGCTGAATTATGGACTAGAGAAAAAGTAGCAGAGAGGCTTAACATGAGCCCCAGCACTTTTGACAAATACTACAGATACGACAAAAATTTTCCAAAGGAATTGCCGGCTGTCCGTTGGAAAAAAGCTGAAATCATAGCTTGGCTAAATAACAAATATTAAGACTTTTGGACGAGGTCGAGGAGTATAACATGAAACTATTAGATTTTATTTTTGCAAAACCAAAAAAACAAGATGAAAAACCAAAATGGACGATTGAAAATAACGGCTGGGAAGCTAGTGCACGTAGATACAACCAGCTGCATGGTTTACCTGGTAAGCAGGTTTGGTAGAAAACACATAGTCCTTTGACAACTGAATAGGGTACCTTGAAAAAATATTAAAAAAGTTTGATTTAGGGGTTGACTTATGTCTGACAAAAGAGTTATAATAATTATGTCAGACGAAAGGAGGAGTTATGACTGACAATCAACGAAAAATAGGTCGCCCGACAACTGACCCTAAGAATCTTCGTGTGACGATAAGGTTTAATGATGAGCAAAGTCAAAAAATAAAAGACTATTCTCAAAAGAACAATCTTACCACATCTGAAGTTATTAGAAAAGCTGTTGATGACCTAAAATAAAAAATGACCCTGCAACGTAATCTACTTTGGCGAGCTGATACGTTACAGAGTCCCCGACCTGAAAACAGGTACACAAATATATTATCATGTGTACCCTTTTCAGTCAACCTGACAAGGGTATTTTTTGCGCCCTTGTTGTTTAGATAAGGGTTTTTATTGTACCCAAAAATAGGAGGAACACAATGGATAATTCAAAACTAGAAAATCATCAAAAAGTAACGGTAGTCTGTACAGATTTTAATGTCTATTTGAATGGAATACGACTTACTGGAGCTAGACCAGAAACCGCTAAATTAGCTGAGAGATGCGGAGAGAAACTCATTACACTAAGTCTAGTAGTTACAGATTTTGATGACCATAGAACACCTAAGATGGCGGATATGGCAAAGGAGGCTGAGATGGCTAATAAAACATTGGACTGGGAGAAAAAGCATTTCTATAAATCTAATAAATAATGTATCTCAGAGCGTTATAGATTGATTCTGGATTTTGCGAAACTCCAAATTCATTAAGCCATTCGATAACCTCGGTTTCTACCTGCCCGATATATCCAAGAAAATACATGCCTTTTGGTGTCAGACCGTCAATTGTATATATTCGCCTATCTAATCTCGGCATTTCTGTGGCAGTAACTAAATCTTGTTGGATCAAACAATCTAGGGTGTAAAAAATAATTTCTTCAACTTCTCGATAAGGGTATTGAGAATATATCCTTTTTCCTTCTTCTGTTGCAATAAGGTATTGAAGTAAATCTACACCCGTATCCAACTTATGATATCCGATGGCTTCAAGTGAATTTTTGTATAAAGAATAGTAATCAATCATACACTTCTCCAAGTATTTTATTTTAAATATAACAAAATAGTAAGAGGAAAACAATATGGCTAAAACTTACACATTAACTGAAGAAGAATTAAATGAATTAGTAGCTGAGCGCATGAAACAAGCGAAAGAAAAACGCACACCGCAAGGGCTATTCAAAGATGTCAGCTTTGATGATGAATTGATTCCGATCAATGAAAAATATCCAAAAGTACTCAAGAAATTAAATCGTGAACGTGCTTATAAACCAGAAAAACACGTATTCAATCAGACACCAAAAGTTTTTGGTGTGGACAACGATATTAGTTATAGCAAAATTACAACACATGACGTGCACAATCATATTCGTTTGCTTGTCCTAAATGTCTTTGGTAAAAGTCAAAATAAGGAAGTATTGCCTGAGGAATATGACCAAGCAGTAGAACTTTACAAGGAATTGAAAGAATGGTTTGTGTCTAGCTATGATAAGCGATTAGAGGGATTGGTGCTAGAAGATGATTAAAAAATTCTGCGTTAACTACTTACTAAAACAGATTGACAAAAGCAAATTAGAAACAAGAGATAAGGCAAAGTTAAACCACTTTATCGCACTAGTGGACTACAAGTTAGGAGGATAAATTGGGTAATAGAAGAATGATTAGCAAAACAGTCACTCAGACACAAAAATTTTTAAGACTTCCATTGGAAACACAAGCTTTATATTTTCATTTAATACAAAACGCTGACGATGATGGGGTTGTCGAAGCTTTTCCGGTTGTTAGAATGATTGGTTCTAGCGAAGATAGCTTGGGGTTGCTGGTTATAAAACAATTCATAAAACCCTTGAATGACGAAATGGTTTACTTCTTAACGGATTTTCGTGAGCAGAACACCATACGACGAGATAGATATACTCCTAGCGTTTATAAAGATTTATTAGTTGGTCTACCAATCGGCAACCAATCGGCAACCAGTGGTAAACCCAATATAAGTAAAGACAATACAAGTAAATATAATACAAGTAAAGATAAGACAACTACTAACAGTATATTTGATTTTATACAAAATGAGTTTGGTCGGTTGTTGTCTCCTTCGGAAATCGAAACTATTAATGATTGGTTAAATAATCTCAATTATCAAGAACAAATTGTAAAAGAAGCTATTAAAAGAACTAAGCTCCAAGGAAAAACAAATTTAAATTATTCTAGTGGGATCTTGCGCAATTGGAAAGACGACAATATCACAACAATTGAGCAAATAGAGGTTAAAGAGAAATCCAGAAAATCTAAACAAGAAGAGGTATCGGAATATGATACTTGGTGATGAAAACGCACTTGCTAAAATCGCTATATCTTATCAACAAAACACCAAGAAAGAAGATGCTGTCTGTGAAAAACACAGTTGCAACTATATCACAATCCTTAAAACTGGTTTGACAATGTGTCCGCAATGTCACAAAGAAGAGCTTGAAAATCAAAACAACTTACACGTTCAAAAGCAATATGAGAAAGAGCTTGAAAATAAACGACTGTACTATCTCAAAAAGTTGTCAATTATGGACAGCGAATTAGAGAATGCCTCATTTGATAATTTTAGGGCAGAAACGGCTAAACATAAAGAGGTACTCTCTTGGGCTAAGGCGATGGCTAACGATTGGTTTATTGGCGGCAAGGGAAACATCATCATGACTGGCAAAGCAGGACGAGGGAAAAGCCATTTAGCTTATAGCATCATTAGGGGGCTGTCTGACAAAACTAAAAAATTGGGATTACTTGTAAATGTTACTGACTTACTGTCAGAGATAAAGCGAGACTTTAGCAAGGAAGCATTTTGGATGGATAAGCTAAAAGATGTCGATTATCTGGTGCTAGATGATCTAGGTGCCGAAAAAGTTAGTGACTGGTCCACAAGTATTATTTACAGCTTACTTAATAAGCGTACCAATACAATCATTACTACCAATCTGACACCTGCCGAAATCAGAAAAATTTATGGAGAGAGAATTGCATCCCGTATCAGAAAAGGCTGCGACAAAAGTCATATCATGGAATTTGATGGCATGGAGGACGAAAGGATGAAACTATGGAATTGACACTAACAACATTTTTCGGGCTATCCGAGGAACATGCTGCAAAAATCATGGCGCTAGACGAAGATGTCCGAGCAAAGAAAATCGAAGAATTGAGAGCATGGAGAGAATGCTCAAAAGTAACGTTTTAGGAGAGATATATGGGGTTACTAAATCATTTAACAAACTTAGAAAAGCGAGTGTTTTGCTTTATCCCAATGGGAGCGGAACGCAAGGTGTCTAACGAGGAAATTAGAAAGACTTTTGGGTTAACCGATAGAGAGGTTAGACAGATTGTTTATGACTTAATCCAGAAAGGGGTACCTGTTGTCGCTAGCAAGCAAAAAGACGGCGGCTATTACCTGCCAACTACAAAAATGGAACGTCAAGAAGGTCTTAGAGCCAATAAAAGTCAGGTCAGGTCAGAGATTAAGCGAATAAAAGCGGTTGAATCTGTCGATTTAAACGAGTTCGCAAAAGCCGCTAGCGAGGTGCGAAATGGTCGAAATCAGAATTAACGGCGAGCTCGTAACCTTTGACAGCAATTTTAGAGATGCGCTTATCTTTACGATTGACTGTCTTAGAGGCAGTGAAGAACCTACGCTAAAGCGGACTTATCAAGAATTTAAAGACTATACGGATGAGGACTTGATGGACTATATCGAGACGGAATTTGATGTATGGCCAGAGCTAATCGTTAATCGCAGGATTGACAGCAAGTGGTCCACTAAGCAACACATTTTAGATGATTAAACATGGGAAAATCAGATTTTAAATTTAGCGATGACTGGGAGAGCAACTATTTTGAGGTCCAAGCTCTGCTCGGGCAAGAGATAGACAAGTTACAAAATAGAGTTGTCCAGTTAGCAAATGAAAACAGAAGATTAAGGGCCGAAAATTGGCAGTTAAGACACAGACAGAGGAAATAACATGGCTTATTTATACGAATTAGAAGGTATTTACGCACAATTACAGTCAATGGATTTAGACGAAGAAACATTCCAAGATACACTTGACAGTATTGATTTTCAGACGGATTTAGAAAACAACATTGAATATTTTGTCAAAATGTTAAAAAATGTGCAGGCTGACGTCGAAATGTATAAAGCTGAAAAAGAAGCTTTTTACAAAAAGCAAAAGCAAGCAGAAGCTAAAGCTGAAAAATACAAAGAGACGATTAGGCTCGCAATGGAATTGAGCCGGAAGAAAAAAGTTGACGCTGGAATGTTTAAGGTATCTTTGCGAAGAAGCAAAAAAGTTGAAATTTTAGATGAAACAAAAATTCCTCTTGCTTACATGCAAGAAAAAATCGAATACAAACCAATGAAATCTGAAATCTCGAAAGCTTTGAAATCTGGAATAGAAGTATCTGGAGTTGAACTAATCGAAACAGAAAGCTTGCAGGTAAAGTAGATGAAAAAATCAGAAAGTATAACAGAATACGCTAAAGCGTTTTGTAAAGCCCAGCTAGAAGTAAAACAACCATTAAAAGACAAGGATAACCCATTTTTTAAAAGCAAATACGTACCACTTGAAAATGTTACAGAAGCAATTACGACAGCTTTTGCTAACAACGGAATATCTTTTTCGCAGGATCCGACAACAAACGCAGAAAACGGTTATATCGATGTTGCAACGCTTGTCATGCACACGAGCGGCGAGTGGGTGGAGTACGGGCCTTTAAGTGTTAAACCTACAAAAAATGATGTACAAGGCGCTGGTTCGGCTATCACTTACGCAAAACGCTATGCACTATCGGCAATTTTCGGGATAACAAGCGATCAAGATGATGACGGCAACGAAGCTAGTAAACCAAACAATTCCAGCCAATCGCTAAAAGCTATAACTAAAAAAACACAAAAGACAGGATATCAAACACCAAAAATCAGCAATATCCAAGTCGAGACTTACAAGTCTGATTTAAATGATATTGCGAAAACCACAAATCAAAATGTCGAAGAGCTAACAAAATGGCTAACCGATACCTTAAAAGTTAAATCACTTGAAGATTTGCATACAGAACAGATTGTGTCGACTGATGATTTGATTAATAAATTAAAAAAGAGAGCAGGACTAAAAAATGATTAATAATATTGTGCTTGTAGGTCGCATGACCAAGGATGCAGAACTTCGTTACACACCAAGTCAAGTAGCTGTGGCCACCTTCACGCTTGCAGTTAACCGCAGATTTAAAGAGCAAAACGGAGAACGAGAAGCTGATTTTATTAACTGTGTGATCTGGCGCCAACCTGCTGAAAATCTAGCAAACTGGGCAAAAAAAGGTGCCTTAATCGGAATTACGGGTCGTATTCAGACACGTAATTACGAAAACCAACAAGGACAACGTGTTTATGTAACAGAAGTGGTTGCCGAAAGTTTTCAAATTTTAGAGAAGCGTGATAATACAGCTAACACAAATAGCTTAGCTGATAATATGCCAGACTATGGACCAGAACCAGACTTACCATTTTAGGAGTAATTAATAAATGATATATTTACAAGGCGAAGGTATAAAACCAGAAAATATGACTATTGACACGAGTGGGGTTCAGGCATTACAGTCAACCCTTGACTATATCAACTTTTTAGAATCAGAGAAAAGCAGATGCTATAAAGAGTTGGAAGATAACGAAGCTTGTATTGCCAGACTCAAACAGTCGAATATAGAGCTAACTCAAAAAGTTGTTGATGTGACGTGGAAGGATATGAGAAGGGTAGCTAAAGCCCGGTTATCTCGTAGAAAATATGGGGTTAAAATCGGATGAAACTAAGAATTAAATACTTACGTCAAGCATTAGGCTTAACTCAAAGTGCTTTTGCTGCTAAAGCTCACGTTAACAAAAATATGATAGCTAACTATGAGTCTCAAAATTCAAATCCAAGTTTAAAACAGATTGAGAAAATCGCATTGGCATTTAACGTTGAACCAGCATGGCTTGCAGGATGGGATACAAAACCTCAAATTGTTATCAAAGAAAAAGTTGTCAGGGTTCAGGACCCATCAGCTCGTATTCCAAATGATTGGAAAAATGATGAGTGTGGTAGGTTGATTAAGTGGAAAGAATCTAGAAAACAGTTATATAAGTCATGTGGAGGATAAAAATGTCTCATATTACTATTACTCTTGAAGAAGATATACTAGTAAACTTAATTTTTGCCGCTGCTCAAAGTTCTTGTGGCTTTGATAGGAATATTATTAAAGAAAACCAGATGTGGCATTTACATTGTTGTGATTATAATCAGCCCATTTATGAGGTATTGAAACAAATCAATATTGATGATATTCAAGATTCTTACAATAAAGATTACCTCAAAGAAGTAGTTGAAAAAGGGAAGGAATTTTTTCAATGAAAATAAAGATAAACGGTAAGTTTAACGCATTTCTGACATTCATCCTACATTTTATTGTGATTGATTGGATTTGGAAAGCGTTAGAAATTGCTTTTTTAGGAAAAATCAATGGAAATGATGCAGACTCTATTTTATTAATATTGTTGTGTTTATATATTACTTGGACTTTGGAATAGGAGAATAAAGATGAAAAAAGAAGAAAAATTAGTATTTACAATCGCATTTCTTATTATTGGTGGTGTATTTTTCAGAACAACTGCGGTAACACGTATTCCAGCGAATACAGTTGGCGTAAAGGTATCTGCAACTTCGGGTGTACAAAAGCAAACATTATCAACTGGTTATCATTTAAAAGTGCCTTTTATTGATAAAATCTACAAGATGCCTACCAGTGTGCAACAAAAGAAAATCAAAAAGATTACCACTCAAACAGAGGATGCTCAATGGCTAGATACGACACTTGATGTCAAATATCGAGTGTCTGAAAAAAATGCTATGAATGTCTTTAAGGACTATCAGAGTATGGAAAATGTCAATAAATCACTCATAAAAGCAGCCGTTCAAAGAGCAGTTGAGCAAGTGACAGTTAACTATGATATTTACGAAGCTCTAGGCTCCAAACGTAATGAACTGTATGCAGAAATTGAAAAATCATTATCTGAACGGTTAGCGAAAGAATCTATTGAGCTTGTATCGGTAACCCTAACTGATCAAGATGCAGGAGATGAAATTGAAAAAGCTATCAAAGATGAGTCTGTTAAGCAAAAGCAAGTAGATTCAGCTAAACAAGACAAAGAAAAAGCTAAAATTGAAGCTGAAACCAAGCAAATACAGGCTCAAGCAGAGGCGGATGCTCAAGTGATTAAAGCCAAAGGAGAAGCTGAATCCAACAATACAAAGGCTGCATCAATCACCGACAATTTAATAAAAATGAAAGAAGCCGAAGCTAGGTATAAACATGGCTGGGTTGAGGTACAGACATCTGGCGAAGTCATCACAAATAAGGGGCAGTGATAAGTGGGGTAAAAATGAAACTATCCAAAAAAGATTACGATTTACTCGATAAGGAGTTGATGCAATTCAAAGATATTGACAAATCTATTGCAACAAGACAGATGGAATTGATGTCCAAAGATGGCATTAACTTTATAACTTATCGCACAAACGGTCTTCTCAATCATCCAGATATGATAGTTGAGAAGTGGAGTGATGACCTGATTTTACGCAACATGGATATTTTTAAAGAGACTGTCCAAAAACTTATTGAGGAAATGGATAATGAGCAGAAAGAAATATTTTCTTTACATTGGCTTAATCATCAATATAGTTGGGAGGAAGTCATGTTTTACATCAATTGTAGTAAGTCATCAATCTACCGCAAGCGTAAAGCAATTTTAAAAATTTACGCTAAATTGAAAGGTTGGCACTAAAAGCATATTGTAGTGCCACAAAAAAGAAGTTATTATGATAGCGTGAATTATTGAATATCATTATTTCTGAGTAAAAGGCAAGGACAATCCGTTCTTGTCTTTTTGTTTGTAGGAGGTGAGACAGATTGAAGATAGTACAGCCAATCAGAGACACTGATCAGATTGATATGATGAAAGACTATTTGAAAGGTTGGAATCCAAGAAATTTTCTACTGTTACTGTTTGGATTAAATACTGGTTTGCGAATAGGTGATATTTTACCTCTCAAAGTTAAGGATGTCACTGCTGGCAACTATATAGATATTATCGAGCAAAAGACAGGTAAGCAAAAACGGTTTCCAATTAATAAAACTCTCAGACGAGAGATAGATAAGTATATCAAAGATAAGCAATTAAAGTCTTGGGATTACTTATTCGAGAGCCAAAAAAAATGTACTGAGCCAGGAAAAGAGGGCCAGAAGAAACCAATAAGTCGAGAGCAAGCATGGAAAATACTAAATAAGGCTGCTAAGCAATTTGGCATACATCACATTGGAACACACAGCATGAGAAAATCATTTGGTTATCACATGTACCAAAAAACTCAAGATATAGCCATGCTGATGGAGATGTTTAATCATTCTTCACCAGATATTACTTTAAGATACATTGGCATTAACCAAGAAAAAATAGATGATGCAGTGGCTGATTTCAGCCTATAATATTTTTTTAGTTTTACTTAATAACACAAAACGAAAAAATGTTGCATTACCTTTTTAGGAATTTGAGTGTAGCTCAGTAATCATAGTTGATTTAGTCGCTATGTGGGAATTTAACAATATATAAGATATGTGACATTGAGAGAGGAAAAATAAATGAGACCTAAACGTTATCCATATACAAAAAAACTCTTGGAAGGGGAAACCAATAAAGTCTATGCTTATGGTTCTACTGATCCAATTTATACTGTTAAAAAACTGAGTAAAATTCAAACAACAATGCTTTTAAATAAAGCTAGAGATGCAAATAGATTGCTAAACAAGTAAAGGTGGATTGTTATGTACAAAATAGCGCCAAAAGGAATGATAATGTTTATCGCTAACAAATATTGCGAAGTAAGACCCAAAAGCATCCACAATGGAATCGAGTGGGCTTGGAAATGGTATCAGCATTTTAACGAAGGAAGTTTGGTGCCATCTGAATGGATAGTGTATCACGATCAATTTAAAAGGGAACACGATTATCCATGTTTTAAAAAATAATAATTATTTATGGCTAGGAAATGTAATGCGAAAAACAAAAATAGAAAAAGAGTTTAGCCATCACATTATGTGGCTACAAAGATACTACAAGAAGTCTCAAGGAAATCCACTCAACCCAATCTTATTACAAATGTTAGTGGAAAGAGAACAGGAGACAGGTCTTAATAGGTTTAATGATCTTGATTGTCGTGTCTATTTTGCGTGGCTAGCAGCAATCACACACATGATTAACAACACAGATAGCAACATGATGCAGCTTATCAAAGATGTTTATGTGCATCGCATACTAAACATGACAAGCGCTGGTGCAAAGTATCTCGATTATGCTAAGTCGCAGACACAACAAAAGGTGAGAGATTGGTTTGTTGAGCTTAACAGACAGCATTACGAAAAGGTAATTGCCAATGATTAAGATTGATACGACAAGCAAAGAGTCTATGTATCGCACCTTCTACCACAAGACAGAGTGGAGGAAGCTCAGAGAGATTGCAATCATCAGAGATAAGAGAGAGTGTGTTTGGTGCAGGCAGAATGGAAAGAGGACAGCAACTAACCTAGAAGTAGACCACATCAAAGAGGTTAGGGACTATCCAGAGCTAGCCTTAGACTTAGATAACCTTAGGACTTTGTGCAAAGACTGTCATAATAGACGTCACGGACGCTATCAAAAGAAGGAAAGTCGTTGGGATGATGAGACTTTTGAGTGGTAGTGAAAATAAAAAACGAAAGGACACCCCCCGGTCGAAAAAAATCGACTCAATTTTTCTGCCGTGGAACCGGTGGGAGGGTCATTTGACCAAAAATGTGTTTTTTGCGCACATATTTAGAGGGAGGGGGTAGAGTGATGAAAAATGAAAATCTCTGAATTAAAAAAAGAGCTTTTGGGACTCGTTGATCAGGAGAGTTCCTTCGAGGTTGAAATTGTCGAAAGGTACTTGAATCTCGTGAAAATTTATCGAAAGCTTGATCAATCGCTTAAAGAAAATGGGTACATGATTTTAGTAAAAAATGGAGCGCAGAGCTTCCTAAAAGCGAACTCTGCAATAGGGGAAAAAACTAAGATAAATCAACAGCTCATAAAGCTTGGGGAATTTTTTCAGAAGAAAAAAGAAGAGATTAAAAATGAACAAAATAATACCAATTTTGCGGACCCCTCGGAGTTTCTTTAGGAGGTGTCTTGATTGATTGAATATGTCCAAAATTACATTGATGATTTTGAAAAAGGCAGGGTCATTTTTAATCAAGAGCGAAAGGATTTAGTTGCTTACATTTATCGAGAAATTGTCCCCAGAATAGAGAAAAAAGAGATATTTTTTGATGAAAAAAACATAAAAAATTGTATAAATTTTATTGAAAAATGGTTCTTTAAACTGGAAAATTTCCAAAAATTTATCATCTCTTTTGTATTTTTGAGGTACTCGGAAACCAATCGAAACGTCTATAAAAAAATATTGATTATGATGGGCCGTGGTGGTGGTAAGAATGGTTTAATATCTGGAATTATTGCTTATTTGATTAGCCCTTTTCATGGCATTAAGAATTACAATGTGTCATTAGTCGCAAATAGCGAGGACCAAGCAAAGACCAGTTTTGACGAAATTTATAATACAGTTGAGAGTAATCCAAAACTAAAAGAAATCTATTACAATACAAAAAGTGAAATCAAATCAATACACACTAATAGTGTAATGCGCTTTAGAACCTCTAATGGAAATACGAAAGATGGTTTGCGTGATGGTATGGTTGTTTTTGATGAGATACATCAGTACGAGTCAAACAAAGATGTTCGTGTCCATAAATCTGGTCTTGGTAAAGTAAAAAATGCTCGAGAGTTTTATATTGGCACTGATGGTTATGTTAGAGAGGGCTTTATTGACTCGATGAAAGATAAAGCTAAAAAAGTATTAAGTGGTGCTGCTAGATGGAACTCGATGTTTCCTTTTATCTGTAAAATCGACGAAGAGCACGAAGTAGATGATAAGGAAAAATGGCAAAAGGCTAATCCAATGTTCCATCAGCCGATGAGCGACTATGCTCAAGAGCTGTTTGACATGGTTTGCGAGCAATACGAAGAAATGATTGAAGATCCGTCAAACCGTGAAGAGTTTATGACAAAGCGCATGGACTTCCCAGTCATGGACGTTGAAAGAAGTGTTGCGAGTCATGAGGAGCTTGTAGCAACCAAACGAGAGTTGCCAGATATGAGAGGTGAAGTTTGTATTGGCGGTTTAGACTATGCTGCTATTCGTGACTTCGCTGCTGTTGGTCTATTATTTAAAAATGGGGACGACTATGTTTGGCTGAGTCATTCATTTGTTCGTAAGGAATTTGTTGATACTTATTATGGTTACTCTAAGCGTAAAGACTCAATCAATGGTAAGAGACAATTTGCCCCTATCAAAAAATGGGAACAAGAAGGTCTATTAACGGTTATCGATGAAGCAAGTATCAATCCCCAATATATTGTTGATTGGTTTGTAAAAATGAGAGACGAAGAAGGGTATGATTTACAACGTATCGTATCAGATAACTTCCGCATGGAAATTTTAAAACCGTTATTTGAGAGAGAAGGTTTTGAGGTCTTGTCAAAAAATACGTTTACTGCCCCACCAGGTTATCAAATAGAAATTGTTAGAAATCCTAGAGCTATTGATAGCTTATTAGCACCAAGAATTGAAACAGCATTTGCTAATCACAGAGTTGTTTTTGGTCATAACGATATGATGCGTTGGTATACACATAATGTTTTACGTCGTCTAAAAAGTGATGGTAATGTTGAGTATGTCAAAAAAGAAGATACCAGACGCAAGACAGATGGTTTTAAAGCATTTGAGTATGCAATGTATCGAGCAGACACGCTAGAGATAACAAGTGATGCCGATTTTTATGATGATGTCATGGAGTGGTATTAACAGTGAAGACTTATTGCATTATAAATAAAAAGACAGGATTTTTTGTATATGGGACTGATTATAGATATAGTCCACCACATCAAAGAACTAGTGATTGTAAGGCTTTGACTTTTGAAACAGAAAAGAAAGCTAAAATAGCATTTGAAGATAGGAAATGTGGTAAAAATTATAAAATTATACCAGTCAAATTGGAACCTATAGAAGATAAGTTTTAGCACCTGACTAGGTGCTTTTTATATGTCTTAAAAAGTTCGGCAAAAGGGGAAGTAAAAACAGGTAAAGTGAATATATAAAACGGTGCTGAGATAGCCATTTTAAGGCAATTTCAAATGTTTTTGTGGGTAAATAATCATATAAACGTATTTAAATAGCACCTAGAAAGGTTGTTAAATGGGGATTTTAGACTTCTTTTCCTTCAAAAAATCTGGAACACTGTCAGACGATGACTCAGGAAGTACGACATCAGAAAAATTAATAAATGTCGTCTTAAAAGAAGATGCTCTCTACAAATGTGTCAATTATTTAGCAAGGATAATTTCTAAGTCAACGTTTAGGTTAAAAACTCCAGAAAAATTAACCGAAAATCAAAAAGATTGGTTGTATTGGATTAACACCAAAGCGAATCCTAACCAATCGGCATCCCAGTTTTGGGTTGAAGTAATCCAGAAGCTTTTAGTTGATGGAGAAACATTAATTTTTGTCATACCAGGCAAGGGCATTTACGTGGCAGATAGTTTTACACAGGATAAAAAACTATCTGGAAGTCAATTTAAAGTGTCACGAGTTCAGGGACAAACCTACGAAAAGACATTTACTTTTGATCAAGTCATTTATTTAAAAAATGATAATAGCGATTTAATGTCAAAAGTCGAGTCACTTTGGGAAGAGTATGGGGAATTGCTTGGTCATGTCATTAATAACCAGAAAATAGCCAATCAAATACGCTTTACCATGATACCGCCTAAAGATAAAGTGAGGGAACGTGCTCAGGAAAATAGTGACGGTGGGAGACAGCCTAAATCAGACAAAGATTTTTTCAAACGCACTATCGAAAAAATTAGAACAGAGTCTGTTGTTGGAATCCCAGTTACTGCTAACACTAACTACGAAGAATACGGTTCAAAAAACACAGGGGCTGTTAAATCATATGTAGATGACATCAAAAAACTAAAAGATCAATACATGGCAGAGTTTGCAGAAATGCTTGGTATTCCAATCTCTTTATTGCATGGAGATATAGCTGACAATCAAAAAAACTATGAGTTACTACTTGAAGGTCCTATTGAGTCGATAGTGACAAATATTGTAGATGGCTTAGAATGTGCTATTTTCGACAAGTCCGAAACACTTGAAGGGTGTTTTATCAAAGTAACTGGATTAAAAAACTATGATTTATTTTCGGTGTCTAACCAAGCAGATAAGCTGATTTCCTCTGGATTTGTCTTTATTGATGAGGTCAGAGAGGAAATTGGACTTCCTGAGTTACCAGACGGCTTAGGAAAAGTTCTTTATATGACCAAGAACTATGAATCTGTTCTGGAGAGAGGGGGTGAAGTAGATGAAGAAGTTGAAACTTAATGGCCCAGTCGTCAGCGAGGGGGACAAGTGGTACTACGATTGGTGGGAAAAACCTTGTATTACCGCTAAACAAGTACATGATTTTTTAGATAGTGCGGCTGGAGAAGACATCCAAGTCCGACTAAATTCTGGTGGCGGAGAAGTTTTTGTAGGTAGTGAAATTTACTCTGCTTTAAAGGATTATCCTGGCAACGTGGAAGTTGTTATCACAGGACTAGCAGCAAGCATTGCAAGCATTATCATGTTGGCCGGTGATGTTATCAAGGCATCTCCGATGGCTCAAATTATGATCCACAATGCTTCTTGGGGGAGCTATGGAGATTACAGGCAATTAAAACATGATAGCGAAGTTGTCGAAAATGCGAGCATATCGCTAGCTGGAATGTATGCCAAAAAAACAGGAAAACAAGAGGCTGAAATCAGAGAGTTACTAGATGCTGAAACATGGTTTACAGCTAACAGTGCTAAAGAAATCGGTTTAATTGATGACATCTTATACAATGAGATGCCGTCGCTTGTGGCTGGAATCGATTTAGTTCCTAAGGATAAAATCGAAGAATTTAAAAACATGGTGGCTCAGAAAAAAGCTCAAGCGAATCAGGAAAAAGATGACTTTGAAGCTCGTGTCAAGGCTATTGTCGAGCCAATGATTAACGATTATAAAAATCGGACAGTATCAGAGCTTAAAGTATCTATTGATGCTGATGAATTAACAGAAGTTATAGGCGATGCGGTGACTGAGCTTAAAGAAAAAGCCTCATCCCCATTTGCAAAATTTATTTTTTAGACATTAAGGAGAACACATGGCAATTAACTTAAAAGAATTACCAAAATACCGCGAAGCTGTTGCCGAACTGAGCGCAAAAATCTCAGCAGGGGCAACACCAGAAGAACAAGAAAAGCTATTTGAAGCTGCCTTTACCACGATGGGTGATGAAATTCTAGCAAAAAACGAAGAAGAAATGGAACGCATGTTTGATTTGCGAGACAAAAACCGTGAATTAACAGCAGAAGAAATCAAGTTTTTTAACGACATTGATAAAAATGTTGGTGGAAAAGATAAATTTAAACTTCTACCAGAAGAAACCATGGTCCAAGTTTTTGATGATTTAGTTGCTGAGCATCCACTATTAAAAGTTATCAACTTTAAAAACACTAGTCTGCGTCTAAAAGCTCTTACCGCAGAAACTTCTGGTACTGCTGTTTGGGGTGATATTTTCGGAGAAATTAAAGGTCAATTGAAACAAGCCTTTAAAGAACAAGACTTTAGTCAATTCAAACTTACGGCATTTGTGGTTATTCCTAAGGATGCTCTTAAATTTGGCCCTAAATGGATCAAACAATTTATCACAGAGCAATTGAAAGAAGCCATTGCAGTAGCGCTTGAATTAGCAATTGTTAAAGGTGATGGCTTATTGCAGCCCGTTGGATTACTTAAAGATTTGTCTCAACCAACTGTTGACCAATCGACAGGTCGTGACATCACAACTTACAAAACGGACAAAGAAGCGATTGCAGATTTATCTGATTTAACACCAGATAACGCACCCAAAAAACTTGTGCCTGTCATGAAACATCTATCTATTAATGATAAAAAACGTCCTTTAAAAATTGCTGGTCAAGTTAAGCTACTTTTGAATCCAGAAGATCGCTGGGCACTTGAAGCACAATTTACGTCACGTAATCAATTTGGCGAGTATGTCACTGTTTTGCCGCACGGTATCACAATCCTTGAATCTCTTGCAGTAGAGACAGGAAAAGCGATTGCTTTTGTCGCAAATCGTTATGATGCGTTTATGGCAACCGCATCAACAATCGAAGAGTATGATCAGACATTTGCCATGGAAGATTTGCAGCTATATCTCACTAAAAATTATTTCTACGGCAAAGCCAAGGATAATCATACAGCTGCATTATTGACGTTGGCTGGAGGCTAATAGGAGGTAGTCAATGAAACTAAAGGTTTTGAAGCCATTTGGAGACCACAAAGAAAATGTCATCCGTCAAGTTGACGAAGTTTTCGAGGTCTCAAAAACTCGTTTTGATGAGCTTTCAGCAAGTGTGCCTGCTGACTTTTATGAGGAAGTGAAGGCAACTAAAGCTAAGAAAGGCGAGGAAGAATAATGGCTATTGATGCGCAGGAAGTTACTGAAAAAAATTTAAATGCTTTTAAAACAAGGATGAGAATTTTTGATAGTGACGAAGAAGAAGACAAAAATGTGTCATCTATGATCTCTGCTAGCATCAAAGCTGTTGCCAATTTGACTGGCGCAACAGAAGCTAGCGAAGAATTGCTTGAGCTAGCTTTTGAGCGTGCCAGGTATGTTTACTATGACGCTTTAGACGAATTCCAGAAAAATTATGCGGATGAAATCGAAACATTGTATTTAACTAACAAATATAAAGACATCGAGGAGCCATCTCATGATTAAAGGGAAAAGCATCAAAAAGGCAAAAACTGGTAACGGTGAGCTAAAAACAGCTATTAAATTTTATACCTCTACGACAGATGATAGCCTTGACGGTCGTGACACAAAGCTAGATTTAGTCTACAAAACACGAGGGGAAGTCTATAACCCTAGTAGTAAAGACATTGAGATTGCTAACATGCGTAAGGTAAAAGCAAAGATGACCTTGAAAATACGTGATCCACTAAATCAATACCACCCGAGTAATTCTGACTTTGTAGAGATTGTAGATAGTCGTATCAAAGGAAAGTTAGGGATTATAGATGTCAGACCGGATTTTAATGACAGAAAATTTTTAATCATTGTTGCTGGAGGTTAGCATGAGTGGATTTGCAAATTTAAAAGGTGTTGAAGAACTTCTGGCGAATATGGAAAAGAAGTTAGGCCCTGCGAAAGTTAACAGGGTAGTTAATCAGTCGCTAAAAGAAATTGGCAAAGAACTAGAACCTAGTTTTAAATCTGCTATCTCTGTCTATCAGCGGACAGGAGAGACCGCAGAGAGTACAGTTGTTTCTGGTGTAAGAAGAGAAGATGGTATTCCTAAAGTTAAATTAGGGTTTGTATCTCCACGCTGGAACATAGTTCACCTCCAAGAATTGGAATACGGGTGGAAATTCAACAGACGTGGCGTAGGTGTTATTCGTCGTTATTCTGATATTTTGGAAACTATTTATCCAAGAGGTATCCGTGACAAGCTGAAAAGAGGTTTCGATGGTTAGAGACATGTTAACAGAAGTGTTTGACTTGTTAAAAGCAGACAATGTTTTAAAGTTAGTCAAAATAAAATCTTTTGAACGATCAGAAAGTCTGCTAGACGATCAGACAAGCATTGTCATTTTGCCGATAACTGCGCCAAAACAATCAACTTTTGGTTCTGACACAGCCTTATCAAAAAAGTTTCTCTATCAAATCGAGGTTGAAAGCACATCTAGATTAGAATGCAAAGACTTGCAACGTCGTATTGAAAAACAACTGGAAAAGATTGGTTTTTATCAAAATGATGCAGGTTTTGAGAGGTTTGATCGAGATACTGGCAGATATTTAGATGCTAGAACTTTTAGGGGTTTAAGCGATATTTACGAAGATTATTAAAGGAGAAATACATGCAAGCAATTGGATTTAAACGCATGACAATCACAATCCTTGATGACTCAACAAATTCTTTTGTCATCGAAGGAACAAAAGATAAAGGTGCTACTAAGGTTGCTAAAATTAGTGGACTAGCATCAGAACCAGTTAAAACATTTGGTTCAGATATTGCCTACTACACATCTCGTCGCGGTGTAGGTGATGTCAAAATGGAAACGGAAGCAATCGACATCCCATTTGATGTTCTAAAGAAAATTTTAGGATATAAAGATGGTTCATCTTCGACAGGTGTAACTTTTGTTGGTGAAGATACAGAATCACCAGAAGTATCTGTTTTGCTTGAAGCACCAGCAACTGGCGGTAAAAATGCCTATCTTGGATTTTTCAAAGGAACATTTTCTATGGATGACATTGAATGGAAATCTAAAGAAGAGAAAAATGAAGGTCTTGACAGCCAAAAACTTGTCTTTACTGCTCAGCCTGGAGATGAAGGAGAATCAAAAGGTCAGTACGTCGGATGGGCATTTGATAAAGAGACAGAAGGAACAGGAACTAATGCGCAGCAACTGGTCAAGCTTCTAAAAGTAAAAAAAGGCTAAGCCCAGCTAGTCCTCGGACTGGTGATTTTGGGCTTGATCTAAATACTGAAGAAGTAACTGCATTTCTTAAAAAAAAGAATAAGAAGGAAAAGTAAATGGCAATCCTAGAAATCAAAATCAAAAATGAAACTGGCGAAAAAGTAGTTAAAGAATGTAAATCTTTAACTGTACGTGATTATCGCGATTATCTTGTTTTACAACAAGAGCTATCTGATAGTGACGCACCAGAGTATGCAAAACTTGACAGGCAGCTGGAATTTATCGTTGGGCTATTTGATGGGCTAACAGTTGATATGATGTATGACAAGCTTAATATGTATGAACTCAACAACATTTTAGCTGATGTATATGTCAAATTGATTGGTGGAGATCCTGATGACCCAAAGGAAAACGCCTAGAGCCTAAAGAGGCTTTGGAAAAATTTTATAAGTTCACTCAAGACATTATCCGCTCTGATTTCGGCATGTCTGTCAAGGATGTCATGGAAACTGATTGGCAAGATTTGTTAGCTGTTTTAGGGGCATCAGAGAAAAAAGAAAAAGTCATGTCTTTAGAGGAATTTATAGGACAGTTAGGATAAGGTCTCTTTTTGAGGCCTTTAATTTTTGAGGAAAGGAGGAAATATGGGAACAGGAACACCGTTAGGAAGCATGTTTATTGAATTGGGTCTTGATACATCAAAATTTGATCCAAAACTACAGAGTACTAAAAGGGCTGTTAACTATTTCAAAGCAGAGGCTAGAGCTCTTGACTCAGCGTTGAAAAGCAATGGCAAGAATGTTGGACTCTTACAGGCGAAGTACAAGACGCTAACTCAAGCTATCAATGCTCAAAAAAAAGTATTGACTAATTTAAAAGCTGATTTCGACGAACTGGATCCTGGAACAGATAAATGGGAAGCTTCTGCCGTGCAAATTGAGCGAGAAAATGCCAAGCTAGCTCAACTAGAAGCTCAGCTAGGAAATGTTTCAAAAGCGTTTCAAGAAGCGTCTGGTCAGACAGGCTTTACTGGTTTTTTACAACGTAGTGGCAAGCAGATTGATGTTTTTGGCCAAAAATTACAAACACTCGCAGATAAAACTAAATGGATTAGCGCAGGATTTGGAGCGGGGGCTCTACTCAGTATTAAAGCTGCTAGCGATTTTGACACTGCGTTTACCGGTGTCAAAAAGACGGTGGATGAAGTTAGAGATGCCAATGGAAGAGTAACCTATTCTTACGAAAGGTTATCTAATGGCATTAGAAAAATGGCTAAAGAAATCCCAGCATCAACAACGGAAATATCAGCTGTTGCAGAGGCTGCTGGACAATTAGGTATCAAAACAAAAGATGTCTTAGGATTTACTCGTGTCATGATTGACATGGGACAATCAACAAATCTAAGCGCTGAAGAAGCTGCATCATCTATTGCGAAAATCGCAAATATCACAGGGTTAACATCCAAGGAATACTCTAGATTTGGTAGTTCTGTTGTCGCTTTAGGTAATAATTTTGCGACAACTGAAAGAGATATTGTTGCGATGACAAACCGCATTGCAGCATCTGGTAAACTTGCTGGCTTAACTAACCAAGAAATGTTAGCGTTGGCGGCAGCTATGTCAAGCGTTGGTATTGAAGCAGAAGCTGGTGGTACAGCCATGACTCAAACACTATCAGCCATTGAGACAGCTGTCATTAATGGTGGAGAAGATTTAACCAAATTTGCTCAAATTGCCAATATGTCATCAAAAGATTTTGCTAAGGCATGGAAAGAAAAGCCAATCGTCGCTTTGCAGGAGTTTATTAAAGGTCTTGGACAATTAGATAAAAAAGGCGAAAGCGCCACAAAAGTACTAGATGAGTTGGGGCTCAGCGGCGTCCGTCAATCTAATATGCTTAAATCTCTTGGATTAGCTTCTGAAACACTCGGAAAAGCCATTGATGTATCAAATACAGCCTGGAAAGAAAATACGGCTTTAACAAACGAAGCAAGCAAACGCTATGAAACTTTCCAAAGCAAACTAAAAATTGTTAAGAATAAAATCAATGACATTGCTATTGAGATTGGTGGTCCTCTGATGGAAGCTGCGTCAAATGCACTAGATGCTTTAGAGCCACTCTTTAAAACGATTGGAGACCTAGCTAAAGCATACTCAAATGCAAACCCAGAGACTAAGAGATTTATCGCTTATCTTGTAGCAGGGACTGCTGCAGCATCGCCATTTTTACGCATAATCGGTAAAACAAGTTCTGGTGTCGGTAAACTTGTCGAATGGATTGGTAAGCTTGCTGGTGCTAGAAAAGGCGCTGCGGCACTAAAAGCACTTGAGAGTGCAGTTGAAGCATCGGGAACAGCTGCTGGTGGGGCTAGTACAAAATTTGGCAGTCTAACATCAACTATCAATCTACTGTCAAATCCAATTGGTTTGTTGATTGGTGGGACTGTCGCTTTGACAGGTGTCTTACTAGCTTTAAATCATGCTAAAGATAAAGCTAGAGAGAAGTCGGAGGAGTGGGGAACCACTTTAACTGGCAATACTCGTCAAGCCTTGGACAGCTTTAAAAATAAAGTAGATGAGAGCACAGAATCAATGATTAGATTTGATGCTATAGGTTCTCCTGCCATCCAAAGGGTAAAAGATAGTTTCAAGGGCTTATTAGGTGATCTAGAAAATGAGTTAACAAAAGCTAACCAACGAATGGAGGAGCTTGGTAATAAGATAGGGCTTACTGCTGAACAGGTAGCTAAAGGTAAAGAGCATAATAATCGAGTAGTTGAGAATGCTAGATTGATGGTTGATGAAATCAATACTATCTATAATCGTCATAATGGCAACGTAAAACGATTGACTGCTGAGGAACGAACTATTGTTGAAAATGCTCAAAAAGAGTTGGTTAGAGCAAAACTAGAGCTTATGGGTTTATCTAATAAGCAGGCTTTATCAGTGATGAAAGCCTTTAACAATGATGTGACAACATTAAATGAGACTCAGCTCAAAAAAACGATGACAGCCCTGGAAAAAGCTATCTCAGAAGAGAAAAAATTATACGATTCTAAGGCTAAATCTCTCAAAGAAGCTCTTGATAAAGAGGCTATTAGCCAAGAAGACTATAACGGTCGAATGAAAACTCTTAAAAATGAGCATGAAGCCACCATGAATGCTTTAGCTGAAAAATATGCTCAAGCTGCTGAAGCTCGTGACTTTAGGCAAAAAGCTAGACTAAAAGACTGGACAACAAATATCCAGGAAAATAGTCAACGGGCTAAAAAATTCTTGCGAGAAGTTGGTCTGTCTTATGATGAGCTGGCTAATAAGGTGGATGCAGCCGCCAAAAAAGGTGGTGCTAATCTGGATTTGTTAGCAAAATCAACAGCAAATATGTCTAAAGAGACTAAGGAAGCTAATGCACTGTGGACATCGCTAACCTTTGACGAGAAGAAAGCTCAGGTTAAGTCTAATGCTATTGATGAGGTAATAAAAGCCTCTCAATCAGAGGAAGGTTGGAACCAGCTCAAGTTTATGCTTAAGCATGCTAACTTAGAGTCAAATGCTAGAGTCAAAATCGCAGAAGCATTGATCGCAAATGGTGATTGGCAAAAAATGACCCCAGAAGAGAAGAAACTGGTCTTTACAAATGATGAGGGACTGGCCAAAATTTACGAAAGTAAAAACTTACTGGAAATTTGGAATCAATTAACACCAAAACAAAAAGAGCTTGCTCTTAAAAATGAAGATTTTGTTAATAAAGCTGGTACTGCTAAAAAAATGCTAGAAAACTGGAATAATCTTCCAGCGGTAAGTAAAGAAATTACAGCTATCGATGGAACTCCGCTACCAGTAGCTACAGCAAAACAAAATCTCGATAGCGTTGTGGCAGGACCTCCACGTCCAATTGAGGCAGAGGATAAAACGGGACCAACTGTGGCGCAAGCACATGCCAGCGTTAACAGTCCTAAACAAAATAGCCCAGCTGTTATTAGAGCTCAAGATAATGCTAGCAGTGTCGCTCAAAGCGTAAAGTGGTCATTAGCTAGCATTCCTACGAGTGTTACAACAACTATTACCACGTTTGTCCGTAAAATTTTTGGACATGAAAAAGGAACTGATTTCCACCCTGGTGGATTAGCCATGGTCAATGACCAAAAAGGGCCACTATACAAGGAGTTGGTTACCTTACCAACTGGTGAATCATTTATTCCTGAAGGTAGAGATGTTGTTTTACCATTGCCAAAAGGTTCAAAAGTTTTGCGTGCTAGTAAAACAAGAGATTTGATGCTTTCTAGGGGCATTCCCAAATATGCTCACGGTGTTGGTATTTCATCTGAATCTCGGTTTATTAAAGAGTTGTCAGCAGGTAATCAGTCGATTAACAAAAACAACATCACAATTGATAATGCTGAAATAGTATCTTTACTAAAGCAGCTTATAGAGCTCGTAAAAGGCAATAAGGATAAAGACCAGATCATCGATTTAACGGTTATGCTTGGTAATATGACTCTTGTACAACTCAAAGATAAAATATCAGAGTTACAGCGTAAAGACGAAGCGCTGCGCTTAAAATCGTCTAGTTTTTAGAGAGGAGCAGTGATGTTTAGAAAAATAGTCGATGGCAAACTCACATTTTTGCCGCTGACAACAACAGTCAATGGCCAGTTGCTAGAAGATGTTTTAAAAAGCGACTCTGCTTCTTTTAAAACAATCAAAATTGAGGGAAGGCATGCAGGTGAATACAATCATCAAGTTACTGAAGTCATGGGTAGGCAAGGGGCCTATTACCATCAGAAAACTAAGGATAACTTGCCGCTTACTTGGATGGTATATCTAAAAGCAAAGGATGTTACTAGCTTTGGACAGATAGCTAGTAATCTGCATGCGTTGTTAGTCAAAGCAAAAGTTACAAAATTTGAATTTAGTGATGATGATGGTTGTTATTACTTAGGTCAATTAAAAAAGTTTCCTGATCTCAAAGAAAAGCGTTGTGAAGCCATCATTGAAATCGAAATTATTTGTTATGACCCTTACAAATTTAAAGACATAACATCTTTAAAAGGGAATGTCATTAATTATAAAGGTCAAGTATCAACAAAACCTATCATTACCCTCAATCTATCATCACCAACAAAAGAAATCAGGCTGCTACATGTCGAAAGCCAGAAGTATATCAGATTGACTGGTACTTATACCATTGACGAAATCAAGATTGATATGGCCACAGGTAAAATTACCCAGAACGGCCGCAACATCCTTGGCGATTTAGATATGGTTAACAGTCGCTATTTTGAGCTACTACCTGGTAAAAATACTTTGCAGTGTGACAATGCCACGATTACAGCTGATTTTAGGGAGGTTTATCTATGATTTATCTCTTTGATAAGCTGGAGCAATTAATTGATACCGTTGGCCATCAGGACTTGCTATCGTGGCATTTTAAGGTTAAAAACAATGATTGGGACCAAGCTAGTTTTGAAATGCCAATTGACTATGACATTGAGCCTTTTGTTTACTTTGGATTTTTCCACAAAGTCCCAGACGAGGAAAGAGAGGTCTTCAAACTTTTTAAAGTTATTGATTATAACCTAGAAGATAGTAAATTTTACAAAGGCTTAGACAAAGCTGAGAGTGACCTTGACACCATTGCCATTATCAAAGACAAGCGATTTAGGCAATCGTCCGCAGATGCTTGTATTGATGGTGCCTTAGAAGGCACTGGTTATCAGGTTGGTAAAGTTGAGGGCATTTCTGAGGCTAGAACACTTAGTTATTACTACATCAGTCCACGAGCGGCTCTGATTAAGGTTGTAGAAGCTTTTAACTGCGAGTTTAATGTCAGGTACACCTTTATTAATAACAAAATCACTAGTCGATATATCGATCTCAAAAAGCGTTTTGGAAAGCCAACTGGTAAGCAATTTGAACATGGCAACAACCTGCTAAAAGTCGTCTACGAGGAATCAACAGATGACATTGTGACTTGTCTGATTGGCAGAGGCAAAGGCGAGGAAATCCAACACGAAGAAGCGGAGTCTAAAGATGTCGAAGGACACTTGCCACAGGAAGAAAGGCGGCAAGGCTACGGTCGAAGAATTGAATTTACTGACATTGTTTGGTCAGTCGAAAAAGGCGACCCGATAGACAAACCAGCTGGTCAAAACTTTGTGGCACTAGATAGTGCCAGAGAAGAATACGGCTTGTCACAAAACGGCGAGTTAAAGCACCGCTGGGGTGTCTTTGTCAATGAGGAAATCGAGGATAAAGCCGAATTATTAAAAGCCACTTGGGAAGAGCTGCAACGCTTGTCAATTCCTGTTAGAATCTACAAAGCAGAGATACTAGATATTGGTCCTGAGACGTGGAAAGGCGACTCAGTAGCCATTATCTATGATGAGGTAAAAATTGCCTTTGAAACTCGGGTTGATGCGATTGATATTGACAAGCTAAATTTTAACAGGTCAGTCGTAACACTCGGTGATTACAGCGTCGTCCAAAATCGTGAGTCACGATCTCGCAAAGAGGCTGTCCAAAACATGATAGATGAATCCTTGGAGACCATCACAGGCCTTGGTGTAAATTTTCAGGAATTTTTGCAAGACATCGAAAAACGCATCGAGACTGGCAAAAAGGAGATGGAAGACAATTGGCGCAAAGTTAACCTTGAATTTGATAATTTTAAAAAGAAGGTTGAGCAAGAAGGCTTGCAATTTAACACCTTAAAAGAACAAATCAAAGAAGTTGATGAACGTACTGACAAAGAGCTTGAAGAGTTTAGAGACACCCTGAAAAACCTAGCTTTGCCAGAAGAAGCCATCAAGAAAATCACAGAGGCTATCAAGGTTGATGACATCCCATCGATTAAACAAAGCTTTGATGACTTAAAAAACAAGGTCAGCGAGACAAGCGAAGAATATCGTTTAACTGCCGAAATCATCGGGACAGACGGTAAGACCCGCTACAACAAAAATTTATTGGTTGGCGACCCTAATCGTGTAAAAACCTATGATCAGGACTATATCGAGGTCGAGGCCAACGATGGTGGCTTCAGGCGTGGCGAGACCTACACGATTAGCTTTAGTCAAACGTGCGAACTACTCAAAAAAGTGGCTATCACGCTGACACAGGCTAACAACAAAGGAGTTAAACTGGTACTGACCCCAACCAAAGCCAAAATGGAGCCGCAGACCTTTGACCTGACTAAAGATAAAGAGGTCATCAGCGTTTATCCTTTGAGCTACACGGCTGTTTTAACTGGCGATTGGTATAAATCTAAGCAAGTAGATTTAAACGCGTCAGACACACAGGAATTAGCGCTTGAGATGACTTATAAAGAGGTTGTGGATGGTAATAGTGCTGATTTAGTTTTGAACTGGGCGGAAAACCCAGATATTATTTTTGACGGAAACGGAGGTATTTAATGTCAAAAGAAGTTGCATCAGCAAGGATACAGCATAGAGGCATGTCCACGCAAGAGTGGGAATCAAGTTCTGATATTTTAATGGAGCGAGAAATTGGAATTGACATGACTACGGGTTACCCAAAAGTTGGTGATGGTAAAAGCCGATTTAGTGAGCTAAACGACTTGCGTGGTCCTATGGGACCTCAAGGTCCTAGAGGAGAAAGAGGCCCAATTGGCCCAACGGGTCCGATTGGCAAGACTGGCGATACAGGTCTGCAAGGTCCGCCCGGCCCCACGGGAGAGCAGGGGCCTAAAGGAGACACTGGTGCTAAGGTTGTTAGTGGGACAGTTGATAGCGGACAATTAACTCTTAGGTTAGATGATGACTCACAGGCTGTTGTCGAGGGCGATTTTAGAGGTCCTAGAGGCGACAAAGGAGAGCAAGGTCCGCCTGGTCCTAAAGGCGCTGATGGCAAGATGACGTTTGAGCAGTTAACGCCAGAGCAGCGTGAGCAACTTAAAGGGGATAAGGGGCCTAAGGGAGATGTAGGTCCTAAGGGCAACGATGGAGCTCCTGGAAAATCCATCACAATCAGCTCGATAACCGAAGAGACAAGTGGGTCGTATTTAGGAAGTTGGTTTGGCAGTACTGCTAAGTCTACAAAAGTCACTTTTTCCGACGGACAATCAATCAGTTTACCTCACGGAAAAGATGGCGAGACGGGGCCAAAAGGTGAAAGAGGTCTGCCAGGAAAAGACGGTACACCCGGTCTAGATGGGCCAAGAGGAGCGACAGGGCCAGCTGGTGTTGGAATCACAAATACCACAATAAGGTATGCCACAGGAACTCTGGGAACAACCGTTCCTCGGTATGGTGAATGGTTTACAACTCCACCATACGTACCAGAAGGGCAATTTTTATGGACTGAAGTCGTATGGCAATATAGCAACGGAACAACTCAAACCGCCTATTCTGTATCGAAAATGGGAGAACAAGGTCCGATAGGCCCACAAGGCCCTCCAGGCCAACAAGGCAATCCTGGACGACCTGGTCGAGATGCTGTTTTAAATGTCCAAGTTGTTTCAAGTGCTCCTAGTTACCAAGTCCCTGGAGTGATTTACCTAGTGAGGGATGGCAAATGACAATTATTGATTTCCAAGGGACTAAACAAATCTTTTACGAAGACAATGCTATTAGTGAGGTTTGGTATAACAATAATCTTATTTGGCGAAAGCCATTGTCAGAACGCATCTTATTGTTTAGCGGGCAACTAACCACAAGTTTTACGCGATTAAACGTTTATGACACTTATATCTTTAGTGCAGACGGTGTAGAGGTGGTTAAGCAAGCTGATGACATTGGTGCAGGGTATATCACAGTAGGCAATCATTACATATTTGCCAATTTTAACGGCGCAGCCCTATATGTCAAACTTTACGGTGGCACATTTGACATTGACATTTATGGACAGAATTAGGAGGTAACAATTGAGCAGAGACCCAACAATAACATTAGACGAGTCAAACCTCGTCATAGGACCAGATGGACGTGTGCATTACACGTTTACCGCAGAGGACGATAATCAAAAAGTCAGATTAGCCAGCAACTGTCTAGGGACAGCGCACTTTAACCAACTCATGATTGAGCGAGGGGATAAAGCGACTGGATACGTAGCGCCTGTGGTAGTTGAGGGTAGCGGTGAGTCGACAGGTGTGTTTAAAAGTCTTGAGGAGATGCTTAGTGGTCTACAGTCTATTAATTTAGAGCTGACAGACACCGAAAATTCTAACTTGTGGTCAAAAATCAAATTGACTAACCGTGGCATGTTGCAGGAGTACTATGACGGTACGATTAAGACCGAGATAGTCAACTCCGCCAGAGGTGTCGCTACACGTATCAGCGAGGATACTGACAAAAAGCTAGTGCTCATAAATGACACTATCAACGGTATCAGACGTGAGTATCAAGATGCTGATAGGAAGTTATCATCAAGTTACCAAGCTGGTATCGAGGGCTTAAAAGCCACCATGCGCGATGATAAGTTAGACCTGCAAGCTGAGATTAAGGCTTCCGCCAGTGGTATAGTCAGACAGTTTGAAAATCAGATGACCGGACTACAATCATCAGTCGCTCAAACCTCAGACAAAATTGCTCAAGAGATACGGGATCGCACTGGTGCAGTTAGTCAAATCCAATCAACGGTTGATAGCTATGTCAGACGATTACGTGACGCTGAAGGCAATTACAATAACCTGGCAGAAACAGTGGCAGGCTATGAGCGCAGAATAGCCAACCAAGATGAGACTATCTCCTCTAACTTTACACAGCTTAAAAGCCTAATTAATGCCAGCGTATCCCTGGAAAAAATCCAATCTATGCTGCGACTGTCTGGCGATAGTATCATGCTTGCGATTAAGGACAAAATCCCGCAAAGTAAGATGTCTGGTAGTGAGATAATCTCAGCAATTAACCTCAACGCGTATGGCGCAGTCATCGCAGGCAAAAACATCGCTCTTGATGGCAATACAACTGTTAACGGCACCTTTACCACAAAGATAGCCGAGGCTATCAAAATCAGGGCTGACCAGATTATTGCAGGCACGATTGACGCTGCTAAGATTAGGGTGATTAATCTCAATGCTTCTAGCATTGTTGGTTTAGATGCTGATTTTATCAAAGCCCGAATTGGCTATGCGATTGTGGATATGCTCGAGGGTAAAGTTATCAGAGCTAGAAATGGTGCGATGTTAATTGACCTGAACACGGCTAAGATGGACTTTAACAGCGATGCGACCATCAATTTTAATAGCAGAAATAATGCCTTGGTTCGTAAAGACGGCACACACACTGCCTTTGTCCACTTTAGCAATGCCACACCAAAAGGGTATACTGGCTCGGCACTATACGCTTCGATTGGCATCACCTCATCTGGTGATGGTGTCAATTCAGCCTCGTCCGGCCGCTTCTGTGGGGCTAGATTTTTCCGTGGTGCTAGCGGATATGAGCATACAGCTTATGTGGACCAAGCTGAAATTTACGGTGATGATATTATTTTTTCCGATGATTTTAGCTTGAATCGTGGGTTTAAAATGACACCAACAAAACTAAATACGATGGTGGACTTGAATAAACTTTATAGTGCAGTCGTCGCTCTTGGTAGATGCTGGCTACACTTTAATAATGTCCGCTGGGACCCAAGTAACGGGGCTTTTGGGACTGCAATTATTAACGAATACAACAATTACATTAGCAACATTTAGGAGAAAACATGGACTTAACACTTAAAAATAAGGAATTAAACACACTTTATAGTGTGCTAGACAAAATCAAGGTCACAAATATGCGGGCAAATCGTGGTCGTGCCAAGCTACTGTCCAAAGTCGTTGAAAAAATCAACGAGTATGCCAAAGATGAGGGTGACCTTATTGATCTGTATGCTCAAAAAGACAAAGATGGCAAGTTTGTCATCGATGAGCGCAAAAACATCAAGCTAGCAGACCCGACTAAGCTCGATGAACTCAATGACTTATTGTCCGAGCTTGGTAATGAGGACATTACTATCAAGGGCCATGAATACTCTAAGCGATTTATCGACTTTTTAGAATACTTGGCAGAGTCGGAAGACGAATTTACATCAGAGGAAATCATTATTATTGACAACATTTTAGAACAATTTGAGGAAAGCAAAGGAGAATAAGCATGAAGACATTACAACTATCAGGCAAACCATACCCTATCTATGAAGAAGGCAAAATTACTAAAACGGAAGTGCGACTAGTTGGTGACAATGGCCTATTTATCCCCGTTGAATTAATTGGTGACCAGACAGCTAAGGAAGCAGATGACTTAGTAGATATGGCTTTGAAAGCTTTTGTACGTGAGTATGTGACTGAGTACGCTGTGGCAGAGTCGGTGCAAAAAGTTGAAATCCTTAACGAAAAAGTCAAGGAATACGATAAGCAAATGGCTGCCATGCAAGCAAAAGGGGAACAGGCTATTAAGGATAATCAAGCTAAGGTTGATAAAGCTGTCGTTGAATTGACTGAGTTGGTAACGTCAAGCTTAGCTGGACTAACGATGCCTGAAGTTGCTGGTAAAGAGTGATGGAGCGCACCTTAAACACTATTGTGACCCTATTTGAACTGTTAAGACAAGGAGAAATGACTATGACATTTACAACAGACTATTTAATCGTTGACGTATGGTATCGTCGTGTTCGTGACGGCATCTGTGAGTTTGAACAAGTGCCGAAGCTATTTAATTTACGTGATTGTGTGATGGAGCTGCTTAGCCAAAAAGTTGACAAAAAGGCAGAGTGAGGTGACTAGATGCACGACTTTTTAGTACAACTAAAAGAGCTTGGGACAGCTATTAGTGCTATAACGGCAATTGGTGCGGCTTTGATTTTTGTTTATAAGAAGTTAGTTATTGAGCCAGACAATCGCATGGCCGAGCAGCTGCAAGCAGAAAATAATAAATTATTGACAGATACAGTAAATCCTCTAACCGATGCCATCAAGGACTTAAATTACAATCTCAACACAGCGACAAAGGAGCGTGCTGAGATGCGAAAAGACATTGAGGTGCATGAGGGGAGACTCGATGCACACGACATCCGACTAACTGTACTAGAGACAAAGGAGAAATAAAATGAATAAATGGTTTAAAAAAGTAGCAATCAAAACAATTAAGACAATGGCACAAACAGCCGTTGGCCTTATCGGATCAAGTGTGTTGATTACGGATATTAACTGGCCAACAATGTTGTCAGCGGTACTGCTATCAGGACTAACATGCGTTCTGATGAATGTGTCACAAATCAAGGAGTAAGATGAAAAAAGCAATCACACAACTAGCCGTCATCATAGCTATCACAGCGCTATATTTTCCACTGGCCGTGATTGCTCTTATCTTTTGCCCGTTTTTTGAGGAGGAAGAAGAATGACAGTAGATACTGAAAAAGCCATAGCGTGGATGGGCTTAAAAGAGGGTCGTGTCAGCTATTCCATGGATTATCGCAATGGTCCTGATAGCTATGACTGCTCTAGCTCTGTTTGTAGCGCTTTAATCTATGCAGGAGCTAGTAATCCTGGTTGGCTACTCAATACAGAGTACATGCATGATTGGCTAGTCCAAAACGGTTATCAGTTGATTGCCGAGAATGCGGATTGGGCTAGCCTACGTGGTGATGTTTTTATTTGGGGAATGCGCGGTCAATCAGCTGGCGCTGGTGGTCACACGGGTATTTTTATTGATCCAGATAACATTACCCATTGTAATTACGCTCGCAATAACATTACAATCGACAATTATAATCAGACAGCAGCAGCCAGCGGTTGGATGTACTCTTATGTCTATCGCTACTCAGGGTCACAAACTCAGCCAACAAATAAAAGTATTGATGAGCTAGCTAAGGAGGTGCTCGCTGGCAAACATGGTAGTGGCGAGCAGCGCAAAATCTCACTTGGTGCTAACTATGATGCCGTGCAAGCAAAAGTAAACGAGATGCTAAAACAGCCACAAGTAGCGGAGCAAAGCCCTGCTGTCAAACAAGACGGAGACTTATTGTTTAATGGAGCTGTACTTAAAAAAGCTATCTTGGATAAAATCCTAGCTAAGTGCAAAGAGCATGACATCTTGCTAAGCTATGCTATTACTGTGTTGCATTTTGAGGGGCTTTGGGGGCAATCTGCTGTAGGCCGTGCCGACAACAATTGGGGCGGTATGACGTGGACTGGCCAAGGCAGCCGTCCAAGCGGTATCACAGTTACCAAAGGTACAGCAAGACCAGTTGCCGAGGGTGGTCATTATATGCATTACGAAAGTGTTGATGACTTTTTGACAGACTGGTTTTATCTGTTACGAGCTGGAGGCAGCTACAAAGTTAGCGGTGCTAAGACTTTCAGTGAGGCTGTGAAAGGCATGTTTATTGTTGGTGGTGCCAAATATGATTATGCTGCCAGTGGATTTGATAGTTATATTGTAGGTGTGGCAAGCCGTCTAAAAGCTATTGAGCAGGAAAATGGACCACTTTCCAAATATGATCAACAGACCGACATCAGTGTCGGGCAGTCTGACAAGATTGATGTGGTTATTGATAGCCTAGCGATAACTATTAATGGTGTTACCTACACCGCAACTAAAAAACCATTTTAGGAGGTAAAGCTCCGAGATAAGACGAAATAAGCCTTCAGCATATGCTGGGGGCTGTTTTTGTGTCTTAAAGATTCTATATTTGACAAAAAGTTCAAGGCATGTCATAATGAGGGTGAGGAGTAGCTGGAGTGCTACTCCTAAAATACATTATAAGGGAGGTGCTATCATGGCAACTACTAGTTTTACAAAGAATTTTAATCTTTCTAAAGCTCAATCCGATAGCTTTGTTAAACGTATGACGCAGAATGCACCAGTAATACTATCAAAAGAATTCGAATCAAAGTATGAACACCCTAACGCACATTTAGAAAAATTAAGAAAGGTATTTAAAAAGTGAGAGACTATATCGTATTCTCGCTAGGCGAACTGCTTGAAGGTGGTATAACTGAGGAAAGTTTGCTACCTTCTTTTAGTGCCTTTAAGTGTGAGCGAGAAAAGGATTTAGAAGTATTTTTACAACAGCGAGCGGTTACTTACGATAAATCAAATTTAGGGAAAACTAGCTTAATTATTGACAAAGAAGATTATGAATGTAATAACCGATTTAGTATTATGGCATTTTTCACAATCGGACAGACTTCGCTTGACATAGAAAATCTTTCTATAAACAAGAGGAAAAAACTATTAGGACAAGTTCCTGGCAGAGATAGGTTAATGAAAAGGCAACACTTTTCTGTACAAAATTTATAAAGTGTTTTTGTTAAACGATTGCTCTTTTAGTCATGGGTGTTTGGTAATTAAGAGTG